ATAAGGCTAAAGCGTATGCACGTGCAGTTGCTGCGATGAAAACTGGGGTGGTACCCAAGAAGAGACCGGGGATTGCTAGATAATAAATAATATATGCATATTATAAAAATGTTACTGATCGTAATACTCATCATTGCGAACATGTACATTCTCTGTCAGACGGGGAAAAAGAAGCTTTTTGATCAGAAGGTGCAAGGGATTAGAAAATGGACGGTTTACGGGACCACGGGGTGTAAATGGACTCGTCAACAGTTGGAGTATTTAAATAATACGAAGAGACACTATGTCTTTATCAATTGTAACCAGGAATCGTGTGATGGTATTGCGGGATTTCCTTATATGGTTCACCCTGAGGGTCAAGTGAGTATCGGGTACACTGAATTTTAAAGGCCTCGTACAACGCTAAGGGCGATAGAGAGGACAAATGCTTCCGAAAGAGTGTTAATAGGTTTGAGTATAGTTATATGTTTCACGAGAGACCGGTTCCAAAGAAGACGGATCAAGAAGGTGGTGATAAGAAGGGCCAAGGTGTACAACAAAAGCTCTCTGACCATGTCAGTGCGAGTCTCGGAATTTACAACGTCTTTAATCATTTATTACATGTCGATATTTTTTTTCTAAATATATACTAAGATGACCAGTCTCCCCCTGAGTGGTTCAGAACCAACATTTTCAGATAGGAAATGGTCTACTCCAAAAGGTGTCGGGAGCAATAATTGCTACGCCTATGCTGTGGGGGATTATGAAGCATATAGGTGGCAAAAGTCTATTCCAGGTGATCGGTCAGGACTTTCTAATAAAGGTCACAACTACACCTCATGTAAGGGTTTGTCAGACCGCGTTATTTCTGATAACCCGAAAAAGGTTTATAAAGCCCGAGCAAATGAAAAGTGTAAAAAGGGGTATTACAAAGTTATGATGTTCGTCTCACCTGGGAGACCGACAAATTATATTCGACATGGTGACTTCCATTTCTATAAGCAACATGGTGTCATCGAGTATAAGATCAAAATAGGTGACACTGTTACTTCAGTGGCAAAGTTCTTCAAAATTCCCATCTCCCGAATTCAAAAGGCTGGAACTTTCAAGGTTGGCAAACGTATCGTTTTTCGTGCCAATGTATTTAGTCATAAGCGTGGCTGGGCTACGGGTCCTCTCCTGAAAGATGCTCGGGGTAAAATGATCAAGGATCCACGAAAATCTTCGAGGGATTATTCATCATTGAATTATAAACTGTACTGTGGGTCATTCTGTGTCAAAAACAGAGGGATCAAAGTCGGAAAGACCCATCCCAAGATCGGCAAGAATACTGTCTAGGTCAGGTTGATTTTCAACATCAAAATTGATATCAAATAGATCTAATACATCAAATATAGATTCTTCATTCAATGACACAGAGTTTGCGGCTGCTGTGTGATTGTTCTGAATCGTAACTATAATACTAAACTGAGATGCGTCAAACACTTTTCTACATGTGGGGCACGTGTTCTTACCTTGGTTTTTCCATGACTGTAGACAGTGGGGATGAAATATATGTCCACATCTGATCGGAGGATTTGACCTCGTCGATCGGACTTCACCGAGACATATAGCACATATGGGCATTCTACAGTAGGGTAGTAAAGTATTTTTCGTAATTTAGCTCATATAAATTAATAAATTTTAGAGGTATTAACAAGAGGTTGGTTGCAGTCTACACATGGGCCAGTACCCTGGTTAGCCGCTTGTATTTTGTTGAAAAGTTCGGGACCAGACTTCTGAAGAAGTTGGCGGTAAGAGTAATTATCCTCGTAGGTAATGTTGTTCTGCTTCATGACATAGTTGTTGAACAACTGGGCTGAAGAGTTCACAGTGAAGCATCGTCCATCGGCCATTCCAAGTCGTTGAGACATATTGTTACTATAAAATTAGAAATTAATTCGTCGGTTGTTGATTGTCTGTATCCACGATTTGAAACCTTTTTTCTTGAGAAGATCCACAAAAGGGTCACATCTGTAACCGAGATATATGTCAAATACATCCGTTTCTTGTGTCCGGGATACACGTATATCAGGATTTTCATTGATATGCTGATTAACAATGTTATAGGCGAATGCAATTTCTTTCAGAGTCTCTGCACCAGTGATGATAATTTTACCGGTACTGAAGATACTGCAAGTAATTTCCTTCATATCATTCGCTGGTTTGAACTTGATCTTGACAGCGGAATAACGATCTGGTTCAAATGACACCTTGAAAATGTCTGAGTACTCTTCAAACCAGTTAGAAACCACATGAAGATTCACGTTATGATTTAAACTGAAATTTGAATTTATCATCACGACACGAAATGAGTCTTCTGGGATATCGTGGTCTATATCAAGAAAAGTCTTGAAAATGTATGTAAGCTGTGTAATGATGCGCTTGCAGTCAAAGAGATCACAGCAGCCAGCGACTTGAATACTCCCATTGGGGAACACTTTTACAGATTTAGTACTGTAACTGTCGTGATATGTCAATGTAACCTGATTGTAAAATGTTGTCGGTTTCAGTTTCCAGTGAAACCCTCCGTCGTTACCCGACCCTGATCGTTTCATGGTGTAAGAACCAATGTCCTCAAAAATGGAACGAAGTCTCTTGATGTTAATCTTTTGGACAAAACTCGATATCATGGTAATCGTCGTAATCTTTATCCATGAAGGCATCAAGTCACTTGGTAAAGCTCTGCGAAACTCATCCAGTGTCAAGAGATAAGAAAAACTGTTGTTTGCGATAGATGAATACATATTGTATTTGGAGCATACTTTACATGCTCCATGTACCCCACTTAGGTGTTTAAAGAGTAGATTCACTTTATATTCACATGACTTGCTACATTAAGAGTGCGACATCAGTTTATGATGTAGATTCTAACATGAATTACATAGAACTTGTATATGATCGTTTTATAAAGAGGGATAATAAATACGATACATATGTCGATTACATGTATACAGAACCTAACGGTGATTGGACCAAAATAAATTGCAATGAGAGGAGTATTTCATACATGAAGTTTATGGACACAATGGTGAAGAGAACTGTTGAAGTCCAGCAGAAAATCGCCGAACTCACTCTCGAAACGCTATTGACAAAAGACTATGACTGTATTCGTCTCGCACATTCGAGTAAAATATTGGATCCCACATTCCAGCCACCGATTATCAATATGAACAGTGCTTGGCAAGTGGATTTTATGAGGAAGTTTTGTAAAAAATACTTAGCTGATATAATTCAGGAGTGTACAAACCCTGGTCGTCTAGACTACTTCATTAACGTCTTGAATATGATACAATCAGAAATATAACTAACATACAGAGAAACATACCGAAATAGGGCCTTCTCCGTTTTTTGACAACATTCTCCTTTTTGGATGGGCAAGTGAAACCAGTATCTATATTCCTTTTTGGGTGAATAACCCCTTCGCGGACTACGGGCTTTAATTGGTCATCACACAACCCAAATTCACAAAATACACTACGGTCATCTACAGAGACCGGTTTAGATATAGTTTTCTTTAGTTCTGAGAAATTTTCAAACTCACTCATCTGTCGTACACCTCCTGGAAGGGAGAAATCGTGTGTGACAAATGGATTAACGTCATTAATTGCGTCTTCATCGTTGAGCATATATGAACTCATACTTTGTTATTAGTTTAGATTATATTTCTTATCTCTCATTTTAATTTTGTGCTCACACCACATCTTATCTAGGTCCACATTTAACATATGTGCAAGCTGAAAGAGATAACTGAATACATCACCCATTTCCATCATGATGTCAGTACCCCGTTCCTTTTTGAGATTTGTTTTTTTAAAAGTTCTTTTGTGTTGACGAATAGCCGATGCCAATTCACCAAACTCTTCCGTTAATAGAAGCCACACTGTATCAATAGGAGCACGATCCCACCCCTTTGATCTACACACCTTTTCGGTTTCTGTTTTATAGTAGTTAAGACTCATACTTAATGTACCATCGTGGTATAACTTTAAACTAGTTGATACCTATTTTTGTATTCTTGTCCAATTTATTTCCAGTGGTACTGGTATTGACTGGGCGATCCAGTAGGGTCCTGGTTGTATCTATTTCCTTAGTGTAAGCGATGTATTGGGATACACCAGTCTGGATCTGGCCCATCGCCATATCAATGACGCGAGCATTCATGTACGCGACCTGCTTCTTAACTTCCACGTTGTGATCACCGGAGTTGTTGATAAATACAACACGCATGAGACTGTACAAATCGTCGGGA